CACCTGGTAGTAGGAGTAGAAATGACAGACGTCCTCGCGAAAGAGATCCTCGGCGAGCAGGTCACGGTCGCGATCCGCGGAAGCGTGCATCCGCTCGCTTATCCGATGCACAACGTGATCCTTTACAAACAGCGCACCGGCGACTCGCTGTTCGACGCAAAGGTCTGGCCGCGGATCGACCTGCAGCAGGATCCCGAGCGCTGGCTTGCCTGCCTGTGGGCTGGGATGCATCAACAGCAAACCGACAAGAGCTGGAAGGCTCCGCTCACCCTTGAAGAACTCGGCGGTCTGATCGACTTCCGCAACGCCGGCGAGATTTCGACGGCGATGGTGAACGCCCTGATTCAGTTCATGCCGAGGGCGGACCCGGACCCAAAAGCGCCGGCGCCAGGCGAGCTGGCGCAAAGCGATCCGACGACGGCGGTCCCGATATCGGAAAGCTCTTCACCCGTGCAAGATCGCGATTTGGTTGGAGTCGGTCGGAATTCCTGAGCTGCTCGCCGCGCGAGTTCGATCTGTTCCTGCAGGACGAAATTGAGCAGGCACGCGAACGCATCTATCCCGCGGCGTTGATCTGCTCGGTCCTGGCCAACGTGAACCGGGATCCCGAAAGGCGGCCCGAGCCCTGGCAGCCGGCCGACTTCATGCCGGGGGCGAAGAGCGAAGAAGACGAGATGCGGGAGTTTGCCGAAGCGGTGATGCGTGGGGATAGCTTCGAAGCGGATCCCGACGCAATTGAGGAATTCAAACGGCAGATGACGAGCAGTTTTAAGAATATCGTCGCGGTGAAACCGGGCGAGCGCCCTGGACGAGGCCTGCAGTAAGTGCTGGATATCAATGGCCAGCTATTCCAGGAAAAAGGCCTGGCGCTGCTGTTGTGCGAGATTCTCGATATCCAGGCCGATCACTTGCGGATCCGCATTATGAATTCTGAAATGGAGTTGGCTGTCGGCGCCGAACACGATGAAGTCCTGGGCGGTATGGTCGCCGATTCGGAGCTGACTGTTTTCGTTGAAGGCCCAGCTGACGGCCCGGACAAAGACAGCCAGGCGGATGGCGTGAAGAGTTCAGCGTTCGAATAACTCGATGCCTGACGGAATCACCAGCACCGGGATCAGCGGCCTGGAGGATCTGCTCCGCCGTCTCGACCAGGTGCCGCTCGTGCTCGCGCGGGAAGTGGCGCGCGACGGCCTGGAGGAAGCGGGTGAAATTATCCAACAGGCTGCGGAAAACTCCGCACCGCGGCGCTCCGGGGAACTGTCGGAAGATATCATTGTCAGCGTGCGCGTCAGCGGAGACTTCCGCTCCAATCGTGTGCTGGTGGGACCGGGCTATCCTGGACCGGGCTTCAAGACGCGCAAACGCGGACGCTACGCCGGACAGCAGGACACGACAACGTCACCCGGCATCTACGCGCGATTCGTGGAAGAAGGGCACGGCATGCCGGGTTATTCCTGGGGTTCGCGTTTCGGTTCGGCGAAGCAACGCCGGCGCACGGGTCGGCAGGTCGAACTCGGCTCACATGATGTTCCGCCGCACCCCTGGCTGAAGCCAGCCTTCGATGCCAGCAAAGACCAAGCTGTCCAAGTCCTGGTCGATCGCTCCAAAGAAACGCTCGATCGAATCGGTACGCTGATCAGGTGAGTTCCTCTAGTTGAATGGCGGCGGCGCAAAACGGGCAGTAGTTGATGGGAACGCGATCGACCGCCGCGCCTTCCGGATAGCAGCGCCAGTACCAAATGGCGAAGTCGCAGTCTTTTCGCAGGGTCATCACCTCGGCGCCGAAGCGAATCACGCCTTCGCGATAGGCCTGCAGCATTTCATCGCAGCACAGATCAGGACGGCCCGTCGGTCCCGTGACCAGTTCGTATTCTGAATATTCCGAATTTTGCGGACCGCGCCGGCGGAACTGAAGCTTCAGTAAGTCGACTCTTTCCATGTCCACCAACCTCGCAACCATTCTAGTGGGACTGGGCTACGACCTCTCCGCCCTGGAGAAGGGTGCGCCTGAGGCATTTCGGCTCATCAATCAGCAGACCCTGGGCATGAGCGCGGAGATGAAACGCGCCTCGCGCGAGGGCGCCGAATCTTTTCGGCTGATCGACGAAGCTCTCGGGATCCATCTCTCGCGGCCGCTAACGCGCCTCCTCACGCAGGAATTCCCTGGCCTGGCGAAGGGACTGCAGTCGATCCTCGGCGTCGGGGTGGTCGGTGCGTTGGGCGTCGCCGGCGTGGAACTGTTCGACAAGATTGCGAAGGGGATCGAGAAAGCGCAGAAAGCGCAGGAGGCGCTGAAGGCATCCACCGAGAACGTCAACAAAGTTTTCGCGGAGGAGATGGCCGCCTATCAGAACAAGGACAAAGCGATCACTGCCGCGACCTCCGCCGTCGATCGCCTGGCGGATGCGGAACAAAAGCAAGCGAAGGCGGCGCAGGAAGCATCCGGCTGGTTCAGTCAGACGATGGCCGCAGTCGGAGACTGGTTGCACAAGGCGAGCTCCTTCCAGAGCACGCTGAACCTCGAAGAGATCAACAGCGAACTCGGCAAGTTTAAAGAAAAGTTCGACACCGCGGCGCTCACTGATTCCTTTAGCAAGACTCACACTGCGGCCGTGCTGCTCCAACAGGAAATCTCGAAGGTGTCGAGCGAGTACGATGCAATGCAGCAGAAGGCTGCGGCGGGGCCCGAAGTGACGATGTCCCCCACGCCCTATGGAGCGGCCGTTAATTACAGTGGCCCCCGCATTTCAGCCCAAGAACTCAGCGCTGAGAAAACCCTGCTGGACGGTCTCACGAAGCTGCAACAGGTGGAAACCACAACGGCCGCCGCCGTGCGCAATCAGGAGGCACAAGCGGAAGCGCTGCGGCGCCAGGCGGAGGCCGCGAAGGATCTGGAGAGTTTGTATCGATCGATCGGCGAGTCGATGAAGAAGCTGCAGCCAGAGACGGATCCATTGAAAAAGCTCAGCGAGGAAATCCAGCTCCTGCGCTATACGGCAGAGAAGGATTTCTCCGATCTCGGGCGCAACAGCGACGACGCGCTGCAGTTGAAGGCCGCCCGTGCGGCGCTGGCGAGCTATGAAACGAATCTCGATCGCGTTTTTGCGAAAGCCAAGGCCGACGCGGCTGTCGCCAAGGCTGCAACCGACCTGCCGACGAAGATCACCGCGGGCACCGCACCTCAATTCGCCGCTCCTTCCGTCTCTCCCACGCTTGGAGCAGGTGGCTCGATCGGTGAACAGTTCGATACCTTCCTGAAAGATCAAAATGCGCAGCTCAAACTCGCAGCTGATGCCTATCAGGATGTGATCACGCCGGCGGACAAGTTCCGACTCGTCCAGCAGGAACTGGACGCCATCCTCAAGAATGCCGACGGCAGCTTTAAGGACGCCACCAACGGCGCTGCCGTCTATGCCGCTGCCTTGCAAAAGGCGCAAGAGGAGATGGTCAAGACCGACAACCAGTTGCAGAAGATGCTGGAAAAAGGCGGCGTCTCCGGAGGATTCCAAGCTTTCATGATGCAGATCAGGGGCGACGCCGGCAAGGGATCTGGCCAGTTCGTCTTTGACACACTGAACAAAGGCCTGCAGGGCTTCGAAGATGAGACCGTGAAAGCATTGACCGGCGCGAAGACCAGTTGGGCGAGCTTTTTCGAAAGTCTCGATCAGATGGCGCTGAAGTTCGTGCTGAACGGACTAATCTCGCAGTTCCTGAAAGGCTTCTCGGGCAGCGGCTTGTTCTCTTCGATCAGTTCCCTGTTCGGAGGCGGCGGTGGGGGCGGCGGATCCAGTCTGGCCGATTTCGCGAGCGGCTCCGGTGGTAACATCGCCGGCTTCGCCTCGGGAACGGATTACGCCCCTGGTGGATTGAGTTGGGTAGGAGAGAACGGACCGGAATTGATGAACGTGCCCGCGGGTGCATCGATCACGCCGGCGAGCATGACGCGCGGCCACACCGTGAACGCGCAGATCACGATTGATGCGCGAGGCGGAGAGATCGGGGTAGAGGAAAAGATTTCGCGAGCCCTCTCGGCGGCCGCTCCGCAAATGATCATGCGTGCGGTGGTCGAAGCTTCGGAGCTTCAGCGGCGGACTCCGCGGTGACACAAAGCGTGAGGTGGCGCGGATTTTCTATCGACCTCAACTCCAGCCCGAACGCGCGCACTAGGGCTGAACATTTCTGATGTCACATCGGATGCCACGCTTACTTCGAGGGGTCTGGTTTGGTCGTGTTCCACCAACCCCGATCGGCGGAATCTTTTGAGCTTTCCTGCTTCGAGTCTTTGCGATCGCGCACTCTGTCCTGGTTCATGTCCTTGCGAAAGCGTTCTTCACACTGATCGTCACCGATGCCCGGGCCTTCCATGCAGGCCTTGAATCTCACGAAAGCTTTG